CCATCATCAATGCCTAGGTGATAGGAACCCTAAGCGTCTCATCCATGCTGTTAACAAGGACGGGCGTTTAGCCTCAAGCTCAGGAGTTAGATATGGTAAATCGACATCACTGCCGAGAACCTCATCTAAATTCTTGCCGAGTAAGTGAGAAAGAGGCACAAGTGTCTCTCCTAACTTAGATCGAACAAGATCCTGAACTCTCTGGTCGAGAGACAAGTCAACCAAGAGATAAGAAGGAGAAACTCCCTCTTCCTCAAGGAAACTTGATACAGAACCAATCATATCGGAATTAAGGTAATTCCGAATTATGGTTCTTGTATGACCTGTGAGACGAGTGACAGGTTGAGGATCATCATAGATCCAATTCTTAAGGCGGTCTTGAATTGGTAATCCTTGCGGATTCCAACCCATACCACCAAAGAATTCAGGAACTTCAGCAATCTCGCGTATAACGCGACGCTGCTTAGGTTTCATCAACCAAACACTCCGGGGACCTAAACTTCTTGCTATATCCACAAATGAATCGTCGGAAAGATTCCGATACTTCATAAGTGGAACCACTTCATCTTTCGAAATAAGCCTTCCGGCAAATTCCGCAAGAGAAGAGGAGACAAGAGATTTAGGAGCCGAGATCTTACAACCAATAGTAGTCATGTATTGGTAGTAAGATGTCGCAAGCCTCTCATCGAGTATGACGACATCATCCCCAAGGATGTAAAACTGGCCAGACCATGGTCGGTTTAACAAACCTTGAAGGATTAATCCGTGTGCTAGGGCGAATGAAGCGAAGGATGGGTACAACCCAAGGGGTTGACCTGTCTTCCACTGAATCCATCCCTTTCCTGGATACATCCACAAACCTCTAGACAATTCCGTGAATAACTCCGGATATTGACTATCGGGAAGTAGATAATCCAAGATCACACGCTGAATGCGCAACGGGAACAAATCCGTAGCGTTACTCAGGTCATAACAAAACACACGTTGGTTGTTAAACAACGCATGTTGAAGAGGCACTACAGCCTTAGATTGATCAAACGTGCAATCCCAAGGAAGATCTCTTAGCACCTTGAAGAGTAAATCTCCAAGAGGTTCAAGAACTCTCTGGAAAACACGACCAGGGTTGGCTACAGCACGAAGCTTGTAACCAGCCTCCTGTATCAATCCTATCTTTCCAACTCTAAGCTTAGATCCAGAGGCATGAGGGAAGGACTCCCCATACCGAATGGAAATAGCCTCCTGGAGGCCAACCAATACAGGATCGTACAATTTCTTGTACTTCCAGTAATGACTGATACCCTCAGGACATGAGAATAAGAAAGATACCGACTCCACAATACCTTCCTTTTCTGGAACAGTTCGTCCAGATGGGAGTGGAGCTCTCTTATTAGGAG